CAGGAATGACGGTTCGCCTGTCCCGAACACCGGCCTGAAGCTGACGCCTTTCCAGATTGCCAAGGGCATTATTGAACGGGAGGAAGAGGAGACCCGCGAGAACATTACGCTGGACCGCATTTGCGACCCGGCGATATTCGACCGTTCTCGGGGCGATTCGATTGCGCAGCAGATGGAGCCGGTTGGCACGAAGCCCGGTGTGTATTTCCGGAAGGGCGACAACACCCGCTTGGCGGGCAAATCGTCTTTGCACGAACGCTTCCGGTTCGACATCAATGGCAGGCCGTCCATCTACATTTTCAACACCTGCAAGGACTGGATCAGGACGGTGCCGACACTCCCTTATGACCAGACCAAAGTGGAGGATGTCGACACGGACGCGGAGGACCATTGCTATGACGAGACCCGCTACTTCCTTATGAGCCGGCCGGTTCCGGCGAGGGAGTATGAGCCTGCGAAGCCGTTTGTATTCGACCCGTATAGGAGAAGCACATGAAAGAGTTGGGAACCTTCAAACCGACCGAAGAGGTATCCATCGAGCAGGAGCTTGATACGGCGCAGCGTGAGCTGGTTTCTGAGGTTTATAGCCGGGTCGCGAACTTTGCAGAAGGCGATGCCGAGGTTCATGAGCGAGCCAGGGTAGCCCGGAAGATCATCCTGCTGCAGGACCCTTATCAGGACCAGGTCACCCTTAACGCGGACGGAACGGTCACTTACGAGAATGTGGGCAACAAACCCACGATGCAGCTTCAGACATTAAAGTCCACATACAACAACACGGTAGCCGACCAGATGGACAACATGCCGGAACCAGTTATGCTGCCGGAGCGCCCGGAGCTACAGGAGATGGCTGAGGAACTGACCGACACGGTACGCTGGGTGATGGACAACAACGACTACGAGCATCTGCATCGCAGGCGGGTCGAGGACTATCTTTGCACTGGGACCTCCGTCGTCCAGATCGCCTGGGACGAGGACATGAACTACGGCAAGGGCGACATCGCCCTGATCCGGTATCCCATTGAGTGCGTCCTGTTCGACCCACTTGTGGAAAATCTACAGGACAGCCGTGCCGTCATCAAGGTCAGCTGGCATCCTTTGAGCTGGTATACGGCGCACTACCCTGACCACGCCAAGTATATTGGGGGCGAGAATGGCCTCCACAACGGCGTTGGTGTTCTGATGGCCCAGGAATCGGACAGGGAAAATGACGAGCCGAGGGCGATGCTGGTGGAATACTGGTACCGCAAGTACAACGCCAAGACCCGCCGTTACAGCATCAATGTGGCGCATGTTGCCGGCGGCGCGCTTCTGGCCGTCAAAGAGGATGTCTATCTGCATGGGCGCTATCCGTTCGCCATCGATGTCCACACGCCGATTGAGGGATGGTGTGTCGGCGAGGGTATGGTGATGGAACTGGCGCCGATGATGCGGTACATCAACCGCTATGCGGCCTATATCGACATGAACCTGAGGATGTCGAGCAAGGGGCGCCTGCTCATCCGCAAGGACTCCGGCATCAAGAAGGAGGATATTGCGGACTGGTCAAAGGACATTATCGAGGGTGACAAGATCGACCCGGAGAATCTCCAGTGGTTGCAGCATGTTCCGTTCACCGGCATGGCGGCCCAGGCTATGCTGCAGATGCAGACCGACCTAAAGCAGGACAGCGGCCAGAATCAGTTCACCCGGGGCGAGACCGCGGGCGGTGTGGTCGCTTTTTCGGCCATCAACGCTTTGCAGGAAGCCGGGAACAAGCAGAACCGCATGAAGACCGCCTCTTTAAATGTCGGCTTCAAGGAGATGGTCGAGCAGATCATGTGGCTGGTATACCAGTTCTACGATGACGACCGAAAGCTGATTATTGTTGGCGAAAAGGGAACCGAGAACAAGGTTGTGGACGCTTCCAGCAAGCACTTGTTCGGCAGGCAGAAGGGCAAGGGAGCCTATTTCGCGCCGCCGTACTCGGTGCGTGTTCAGATCCAGCGCCGGAATCCCTTACAGGTGCAGGCGCAGAACGAGTTGTTTATCCAGGCCTACACAATGGCGGCGCAGGCCCAGCAAGTGTTCCCGCTGAGCGTTTTGTTCCGGTTGCTAACTGTGGACGGCAAGGAAAAAATCATGCCGATCCTGGAACAGAACGATGTGATTCAGCAGCAGATGATGCAACTGGCACAGCAGAACGAGCAACTGGCCCAAAGGAATCAGCAGCTTGAGCAGGGCGTCCAGCAACTGTCCCAGGTGAATGCGAAGATGGGCCAGATGGCAAAAGGCAAAATGTTCTCCGGAGGCGAGATACAGCCACCAGAGGGCGCTAACCAGCAAATGGCATTATAGCGGTGCTAACGCTTCGGCGTTGACATACAAAACCGCACCGTGCGTTTTCGCAGGGTGCGCATTGCCGTAAGGCGAGAAAGGACATCCAATGTCAGAATATGTCGAAAATGAGGGCGTTCAGGGTATCGACATGACCCCAGTTGAAGCCCCCGAGGAACCCACAGGAGCTTCTCTCGAAGAGGTTGTGCATGATGAAGGAGACGCGGCAAAGGACGGTTCGTCTGACGCTAAGGCCCAAAAGCAGGGCGGCTGGATTCAGAAGCGCATTGAGGAAGGCGTCAACAAGCGCCTTGACAAGACCTTGGCTGATTTTCAGCAGAAGCTGGAAAGCCAGTATGAAGAGAAGTACCGCCCGATGCAGGAGCGGCTGTTAGGCATGGAAGCAGACGAACTGGTCAAGTCCGGGATGATGAAGACGAAGGACCTGGCCCTGGAGTATCTGCGCCTGAAGAACGGTTTTCCTGCGCCGGAAAAACCTGAACAGCCCCAAAGAAACGAGAAGGGGCAATTCACTCAAAAGGCTGACCCAACCGAAGAGAGGGCCAAGACTCTGCTGGCTCAGGCCAAATCGATCAAACGCCATACCGGCGTGGATGTCCTGGAGATATTCAATTCGGACCCGGAGGTAAAACGCCAGGTGTCGATTGGAGAAATGGACTTCGATGATGTGGCAGAACAGATACAGTCTCGCAATGCCGGAAAGGGCAGGAATATACCGACCCCTGTCCGCACCCCGAATGCCGGGGCGGCCGCCAGAACTGAGATCAAAGACTTGAGCAACAAACAGTTTGAAGAGCTTTGGGATTTCCTTGGGAGGGGAGGCGTACTTGATACACGCAAATAAAGGAGCGTAACAAATGGCTGTTTTTGATAACGTCAACTATACCTATTCCAACGGCGTAAGCCCACAGGTGATTCAGTTTTATGAGAAGACCCTGCTGAAAAACGCCAAACCAGAACTGCTTCATGGGCGGGATGCCCAGAAGCGCACCCTCCCTCTGCATAACGGCAAGCGGGTCAACTTCCGCAGATTCACGCCGTTTCCTGCAATCACCACATCCTTGTCCGAAGGTGTAACGCCTGACGGCCAGACCCTTACCATGACATCTTTCAGCGCAATGGTCAAACCGTATGGCGGCCATGTGGAGATCACGGACGAGATGCAGTGGTACATGCTCGACAACAACCATAAGGAAGCGGCCAAGCTGCTTTCCGACCAGGCGAACCTGTCCATCGATACCATCGAGCGGGACGCCTTCCACACCGGCCTGAATGTTCAGTTCAATAACAACAACGCAGTGCGTTCTACCATTACTGCCGCCCATAAGTTGACTGCCGGGGATATCAAAGCCGCTGTCAGGACGCTCAAGCGCAAGAACGCCAAACCCTTCTCGGACGGTTTTTTCCATTGCATCGTCCATCCTGATGTGGTGTACGACCTAACTGACGACGCCCTGTGGAAGGCCATCTCGAAATACCAGGATCAGTCGAAGATTGAGCAGTACGAGATCGGAACGATGTACAAGGTCAAGTTCTTCGAGTCGACTAATGCCAAGGTATTCAAAGCGCAGACCCATCTGTACGGCGCTACCGTGACCAATTGGGTGCTGGCATCCAAGGACGATACCGCAAAGTCCATCACGCTTCACTCTGATACTGTGATGACCGAGGACATTGCTCGCAACATGACCGGCAAGCTGGTGTATGTGCAGTACACGGAAGGCGATCCGGTCAACACCCCGATGTGCATTGAGCGTATCGATGTCGCTACCAAGACCGTCTACTTCCGCTGGTTTCCTGATGCCGCTGTAAGCGCCAAATGGACGACCGGCAATACCGCCAAGATTGTCCCGACCGGCGGCGGCGCATCGGATGCGGAGGTCTACTCTACTCTCGTCTATGGCGCTGACGCGTTTGGCGATATCGAGCTGGACGGAACCGGCAAGAACGTGTCCATCCTCATCAACCCCCCAGGCTCTTCCGGCGCACTTGATCCCCTCGCCCAGCGCGGCACCATTGCCTGGAAGGTCAAAGGATTCTGTGCCGTCATCATCCAGGACG